TTAAATAGTGAACAGGTGCGAATTTGTAAAGCTGATGAAGGTGTTTATTGGGGTGGCTGTGCATATTCAATACCCAAAAAATGTTATAATTATACTATAGATATAATATGTTCATTTTCGTATGAGTATTCGGATAGTTGCATTGATATCTTTATTAAATAGAAAGGAGTGAAAAAATACATGCACGCACAAAATTTGGAAGTAGTTAAAACATTAATACAAACATCGCCAGAGTTTAATAATTGCAGAGTTGAAACATATATTGAACCCTCAATATCGTCAACAATCTTATATATAAATGCTGACGGATATAAGCACATATTTAAAGCACCATTCGGGTTACTTGAGTCTGGTCTGACGGCCACAGCATTAGCAGAAATCATAATAGATGAAGTAAAAGAATGGAGGGATAAAATAAAAATGTAGTTTAAAGAATTGATTAGAGTCCTTGACAAAAATACATATATAAATATTGTGTCAGAGGAAGGACAGTGGTTGTATGAAGGCAAAGTTATTTTTATTACACCTGATTTACTTGAAAGAAAAGTTAAATTAGTGGATGTTAAGCGTGCCTGTATAAATGAATTTTTTATTGTGACGGAGGATTAACAAAAATGGATATATTTAATGTATTAGTTATGGCGACATTTATTATGGTATCAATAATGATGATTAGTCAATATATTGACAGTGAAGTACCAAGGGTGTGTGATGTATTACAAATAATGAATGTATTACCCTGCTACGAAATAAAAGCATATAGAAACGGAAAGCGCATGAAAACTAATGAATTGATACAGCATATCAATAGTCTTGTTAAAGTTCACGAATTGATAGACGGTATTCTTTACATTGAAATTTATTAGTTTTTTTGAAAAAAGTACTTGACATTTCCTCTCATATGGGGTAATATATAGTTGTAAGGAAGATACAACATAAGAAACAAGAGATTAAACGGAAATGAGAGTACATTTATTACAAAGCACTGATAACACTTGACTAGCAGTAACCAAGCTAAGGGGGGTGGTGCAATCCCACCCAATAGTCTTTTGCACCAATGGTGCATGTTACAACAAGTTACAACAAGTTACAACAAGTTACAAAGCAAACTCAACAAAAAACAAGGAGGAAATTAGAGATGCGAAAACCAACCGTAACAAGAACAATCAGAACACTAAACATCACAGTATTAGGCATGGACACAGTTTCGTGCGAGCCTATGACCAAGACTTACCCAGTCTACGAGAGTGAAGCACCAAAGGATGAAGCGAAACTGTTTAATTACATCCGTAATATGTATGAGACAGATACTTTTAAAATCTCAGCTATCACAGACAAGAAAGCAGTCACTAAAACATATACCATGTTACTGAGCAAGTATATTGAAGAAGCAGAAGAAATAACAGACAAAGCAGACAAAGCAGACACAGCACAGTAAAAAAGGAGATTAATATCATGTTATCAAAGAAAGATTTATTTAACGCAAAAGCATCATCACAGAAAATTGAGAATGGATTACAGATTGATGTTGTCAATGTCGGCGCATATGCAGATACTGATAAGGACGGTAATGCAGTAAGAGTATCAGTGCTTGTTGATAAAGATGGAGTAGTATATACAACCATATCTAAGACTATTAATGAAACACTGGAAATGCTTGAGGATATCATATCAGAAGATGGACATGCCCTTATACAGGTATGTGAGAATACAACCAATGCAGGCAGAAAATTTTACCAATTAATGATACTTTAATTATTTAGAGTATTTATTAATAAGAGAGAGAGGGGGGTTTTACCCCCCTTTAATTATAAACATAGGAGGGATAAAGAGTATGGGTAAGACAACTAAGAAGTCACAGCTCTTAAAGGAATATAATAAAGAGCGAAATCGAATTAAACGATTTATTAGAAACGCTGAAAAAAGAGGTTATGTGTTTGAACCCAACCTTATACCACCAAAACCAAAAACCATCACGAGTGGTTCAATAAGAAGGCTGTCAAAGATTAGACCTGCAAATCTTTATAAGAAGGCATATGCCATCAGTGCAGTAACAGGACAGCCAATAACAGTTGAGCAGAGAAAAAGAGAAATAAGAGAAGAAGCATCAAGGAAAGCATGGGAAACCAGAAGAAGAAAAAAAGACCAGGAGGACTATAATCGAATTAAGTCTAACAAAGAATGGCAACAAACCTTTCAAGCATCAAAATTAGTATGGGATAAAGTACAGTCCATGATAGCAAACGTGGGTGTTCAACAATCACAGTCAGCAGACTTGTTAAATAATCTTTTAAACTCAGAAATTGAAAAGTATGGCGCGGACTCTGTCTTGTATTCCATAGCACAAGCAAGTGAGGATTTTTTATCAACTTGTGAAGTTATAATTAAATATCATCCAAATAGTGATGTATCAAGGACAGCCGTAGAACACTTATATGTGTTAATAAGTGGCAATTTACCAAGTGACGCAGAACAGGCAGAAATTGACAAAGCATTAGCCAACGATGAAACCTGGGAAGAAATATGAAAAAGCAAATAAAATATATGGTAGGCGATTTTGAGACCACCGTATATGAGGGTCAAACATTTACGGAAGTGTGGGCTTCAGCAGTTGTCGAGCTAGGCACAGAGGACGTTAAAATCCATCATTCAATTAGAGAGACATATAATTATCTATACAACTTAAAGCAGAATATATGTATATATTATCATAACTTAAAGTTTGACGGCTCATTTTGGCTATCATACTTGCTCACGGATTTGAAATATGAACAAAAACTTTATGTAAATCCGAATAACGAAAGTGATGTACACTTTTTAAAAGAAAAAGATTTAACACCAAAATCCTTTGTGTATTCAATCTCAGACATGGGGCAGTGGTACAGTATAATTATCAAGACGCCATATGCAATGATTGAGATTAGAGATAGTTTGAAACTCTTACCGTTTTCAGTTGAACAAATTGGAAAAAGCTTTGAAACAAAGCATCGAAAATTAAATATGGAGTATAAGGGTAAAAGATATGCAGGTTGCCCAATTACAGATGACGAAAAACGTTATATTGCTAATGACGTGTTTGTAGTTAAAGAAGCACTGGAAATGATGCAATACAATGGACACTTAAAACTTACTATCGGCTCGTGCTGTCTCTCTGAATTTAAAGCTACAGTTGACAAGCAAGACTATCAATCATTTTTCCCAGATTTAACACAGTTTAAATTAAACCCACTTGAATATAAATACTCAAACGCTGACGAGTATATAAGACACTCATATAGAGGAGGTTGGTGTTATCTAAAGAAAGGATGTGAAAACAGAATTTACAGAGAGGGTATCACAGCGGATGTTAATAGCTTGTACCCATCTATGATGCATTCAGAAAGTGGAAATTATTACCCCTATGGTCAGCCAGTTTTTTTCAAGGGTAAAATACCGTCAAAATGCCTTACAGACCAATATTATTATTTTGTTCGTATTCGCACACGTTTTTACTTGAAAGAAAATAAATTACCGTTTATACAAATTAAAGGAAGCTTTTACTATAAGGCCACCGAAATGCTTGAAACATCCGATATAGTTGATAAAGATACGGGGAATGTGTGTACATGGTACAAAGATTTTGACGGAAATATTAAAAAAGCTATTGTTGAAATGGTACTTACTCAAACGGATTTTGAATTGTTACAAGAGCATTACAACCTTGTAGATTTTGAGTTATTGGATGGGTGTTATTTTAGAACTATAACAGGAATTTTTGACGAGTATATTAATAAGTATAAGAAAATTAAGCAAAATAGTACAGGGGCAAGGCGAACACTTGCAAAACTCTTTTTAAATAACTTATACGGAAAACTTAGCAGTTCGGATATATCCTCTTTTAAAGTGGCAAGAGAGAAGGACGATGGCTCACTAGGTTTTACGACATTTGAAGAACACGAAAAGAAAGTCATGTATATACCTATAGGTTCAGCTATAACAAGTTATGCCAGAAATTTTACTATTCGGGCTGCACAGCAAAACTACAAATATTTTGTATACGCTGACACGGATAGCATACATTGTTGCACTACAAAGAAAAATATTAAAGGAATAAAAATAGACCCCACTAATTTTTGTTGTTGGAAATTAGAGAGCTATTGGGATGAAGCTATTTTTGTTCGTCAGAAAACTTATATTGAACATGTTACGCACGAGGATGAAGAACCAATTAATGAACCATACTATAACGTAAAATGTGCAGGTATGCCAGATAAGTGTAAGAATTTATTTCTCAAATCAATGGAGGGAGTGACAGATGAAGAACTAGAGAAATACCCCACAATTCAACAGGAATTTTTGAAAACAAAGAGAACGCTAGCTGATTTTAAACAAGGGTTGGAAGTATATGGAAAACTTCGGCCAGTGAAAATAAGGGGCGGTATAGTATTACAGGAGACAACTTATAAAATGAGATAAAATGTTTCAGTTGAAACATAACAAAAAAGACGGAATTTAATTTCCGTCTTTTTAATATATCTATAACGTTAATTCTTAATGCATGGGTAGGCATACACCCAACTACAAAGATGCGTCTTATATTTCAAAGAGCCTTTCACACCAATGTTACAAAAATAACTAACGCAGATACCATTAATAATACGCTAAAGCTTTAAGTATACATTCTTTACAGTCAAGCGAATAAAATCTAAAACAACCTCTATCAAAGAAGTATCTCATATAGTCAATTAACCACCCATTATTTTTGAGCATTACATAATTGATATTGTGGTCATTTGTTGTAACGGAAATTCTTTGTTTAAAATCTGGGTCGACCTTCTTGTCACAATAAACTATACTTTCCTCCTCAAACATTTTAACTGCATATTCTTCATTGTTATATTTAAGCGTGCATAAATATCTACTCTGGCCTTTCATTTTTTCAATGAAAGCATTATTATCATTGAGGTAGACATTCTGTGACGCATAGGCCACATAATTAGATTTGTTAAAAGCCCTATTGAATAGTGAGCTTTCCTGTGACTTCGAAGCACATTCGTTATATCCCTGTTCAAGAACAAAACCATCTCCGCGCAAAAACTTAACGTCAGAGGTCAATCTATCAGTGATGTCTAAAGCTGAGTAATATGGATTAAGAAGTGATACAGCGTTGGAAATCATTATTACAGGAACATATCTAACTTGGGTGTTGTTTCCCCTGGCTATTGACGTGTGAATACTAATAAATTTGCTGACTTCATCAGCGCAGTAACGATTAGTTTCAGACTGGAATTCATCAAAAAGTATTCGTGATACATCACACAGATAGTGCGAATACTTTTTCACTTTATCCGCACAGTTGAGTGCTACAGCATAGCCACAGGATTTCCCTTCGTCCTCTTCATCATATGCACTGCACAGAAATAATTCATACATTTTACTATTGCCTATTTGTACAGCTTTCATGATGTATGCTGAGAAAAAAAGAGTGTGTATATCCTTAAAGAATTTGTCCGCGGAGTCCTTTAACTCGTCTTGAAATCTGTACAGTAGACAAAATTTCTCATCATACTTTAAAAAACGATTAATTAGGTATCTATTAAAATATGTAGTTTTTCCTGCAGATCTATTTGATGTTGATATATAAATTTCGGGTACATTTCCGTTAATATCTTTCAAGCTTAATAACTTAGTGCCATCATAGTATTTTATTTCTTTCATTTATACACTTCCTTTTAGTTTATTATAACAAATTATCAACAATTTGTCAAATTAATGTTGATAATTTGTGGATAATATGTTATAATAAGAAAAAAGAAAGGAGGTCACTATTGTGATTAACGACTTATCAACGTTAATTTCCACGCTTGGTTTTCCCATAGGCATGTGTTTAATTATGTGTTACTACATTAGCAAAATTAATGACGCACACAAGGAAGAGACAGACAAGTTTGCGGAAGCACTCAACAATAATACACTCGTGCTTCAAAAACTTTGTGATAAGCTTGACAGTGAGGTGGATGTAAGTGACAAGTAGTGATATTGTAACAACGGCGAGAACGTATCTCGGAAAGCCCTACGTATGGGGTGGAGAGTCCGAAGCAGAGGGCGGATATGATTGCAGTGGTTTTGTGTATTCTGTACTTAATAAGTGTGGCATGAAAGTACCAAGAACTACAGCACAAGGCTACTCAGCATTAGGCAAAAAAGTAACAAATATTCAAAGTGCTGATTTACTTTATTTTGGTAAATCAGTCAAGAGAATTACTCACATAGCAATTGCTATTAATGGCACACAAATGATTGAGGCGATAGGAAATAGTAAAAACACCAAAACAAACAAGGGTAAAGGTGTTTCAATTAGTAATATTTCTCACCGAAACGACTTAGTGCTTGTTAAAAGAATTGTTGATTTTAAAAAGGAGAAATTAGCGAATATGTCTTTGTTGAAAAAAGGTACTAAAAATAACGATGTTACCGTATTTGAGATACTAATGTCAAAGTTGGGATATTATACTGGTTCAATTGATACTCAATACGGTAAAGGCTGTGTATCTGCATGTATTAATTTTCAGAAAGACCACAATCTTTTACAGGACGGTGAGTGTGGTAACAATACCTGGAAATCACTTCTTAGTGAGGTAATTTAATGTCCTGGGTAGTTATTGAGGGTACTAGGAAGTATCTGACACAGGCGCAGATGAAGAACAACGCTGTAGAATTTAATGCTTACTTCGCAGGAAAATATACTCTTGAAAGTATCTGTGGTATGCTCGGAAATGTACAGAGAGAAAGTACCTTAAACCCAGCGCTAAAAGAAACAGCAAGTGTATCTAGTGGGTGGGGGCTAATTCAGTGGACACCTTCCGCAAACCTCACTGACTACGCAAGCGCTCAAGGTAAGGATTGGAAAGATGGTAATTTACAATGCCAGCTTATTAATGCCGAAGTACTTGAGGGTTATGGCGGCCAGTGGATACCTACTAAAAAATATCCCTATAGTGGTTTAGAATTTTCTCAATTAAGGGATGTTGAAGAAGCCGTTAAGGCTTACTGTTATGAACGTGAGCGCGCTGGTGTTGTAGCACTTGACGAAAGAATACAAAATGGAAAGAATTGGTACAACTATCTTAGTGGCACACCTACACCACCTACACCACCTACACCACCTACACCTGCAACAAGAAAGCATATCCCTATTTACATGATGTTACACAGACGTTTTTAAGAAAGGAGAAAGAGAATGGCAAAATTATCAAAAGACGAACTTATTGAAAAAGTAAAAAAATATGTCGGAGATAGAACAGATGACGAGACAATTGAAATTATCGAAGATATATCTGACTCAATTGACTCGTCTGACGCTGACGAGTGGAAAAAGAAATTCGAGGAAAATGACAAAATGTGGAGAGACAGATATATTTCACGTTTTGTTGAAAAAAAAGAAGATGAACTAGACACACCGACAGAACACGAGGAGGAAGAGAAAGAGTACAACTCTTTCGAGGATTTATTTGAAGAGGAGGAAGATTAATGGCTAGAATAATTGCTAAAACGAAACTTGACGCACGCTCTATTGATATCCTTAATGTTATCAGAAATAATGCGTCATATGCTTATCAAAAAGATGTACCAAAAATAGAGAAGGAACAGGACATTCCAAAGGTGGGAGAAATCCTTTTTGGAAATCCGACACACTCCAATGAATTTATCAACGCTTTAATTAATAGAATTGCATTGGTGCGTATGCAGAGTGCAACTTTTAACAATCCTTATAAGCACCTCAAGAAGGGCTATCTCGAATTCGGCGAAACTGTAGAGGATATTTTTGTTGGTATTATCAATGCTGTAAAATATGATGCCGAGAAGGGGGCTAGTAGGGAGTTTAAACGTACTCTTCCTAATGTTCAGTCAGTCTTTCACATGACTAATTGGAGAGTAATGTACCCAATTACTATCGAAAAACAGGCTTTAAAACGTGCTTTTACATCCGCTGACGGTGTAACTAATCTTATTACATCAATTATTGACCAAGTTTATCAGTCAGCTGAATACGACGAATACTTACTTTTTAAGTATCTGCTCATTAAAGCAATTTCTCACGGTAAAGTATATCCACAGCCGATTGATACTACTGACATGGATAGTGTGGCCGTAGCTTTTAGAGGGAAATCAAATTTACTACCTATTGATATGACAGGTAGATTTAACGAGAGTCATGTACAGAACAACACACCTATTGATAAACAGTGTATTTTTATGGACGCTGATTTTAATGCTAAATTTGATGTTAAAGTACTTGCTAGCGCTTTTAATATGGATAAAGCAACATTCATAGGAAAACTTCATTTAATTGATGATTTTGCCTCGTTTGATAATGAAAGATTTGAAGCAATCAGAGAAGAGTCCACAGGTCTTGAAGAAGTGACGGCAGATGAGCTTAACCTTATGAAAAACGTTAAGGGAGTTTTGGTTGATGAAGAATGGTTCCAAGTTTATGACAACTTATTTGAATTTGACGAAACACGTGTAGGTAGTGGTTTATATTGGAATTATTGGTTGCACGTTTGGAAAACTATTTCATACTCACCTTTTGCTAATGCAATCGTTTTTGTTGACAGTGCTACAATTGACAAGCCTGAAACAATTACTGTTGACATCACAGGAAAAGATGTATCTGAGGTTGGTACTATCTTTACACTTAATGTGAAGAGTGACACAGCTACACTTGCACCTAATTCAGTTAATTTTGTACAGACCGAACCTCTTACAACAGAGGGTATTGCCGTGCAGAAATATGGTGCTATTGTAATTCCGTCAACAAAATCTACATCAGAAATAACTCTTGTAGCTGATTTAGATGGAACAACCTACAGCGGTGCTACAAGTATCACTGCCGATAATGTTGTAGGCGATACAGTCGTATTAAATAAAGGATGATGAATTATGTACATAGTACCCGATAGCGATGTGTACATGCTGAGTGGAGTACCACTATCCACTCAGCAGAAACACACAATTTATTTTTCAGATAAGAAAACACAGGCAGATTATTTTATTAGTAAAGCCAGAAAGCATTTTACTAAAGTAACTTATAACAGAGTTAATAAGGGTAAATGTCGTTTACAGGCTACGGCCGACAGCTTATACGACTGTAATTACATGATGTTCCAAAACTCGGCTTTCAGCACCCGTTGGTTTTATGCCTTTGTTACAGGAATTGAGTATATTAACAACGTAACTGCTGAGATAAGCTTTCAAATTGATGTGATACAAACTTACTGGTTTGATATTCAACTAAAAGAATGTTTTGTCGAACGGGAGCATAGTCAGACTGATAACATCGGTGAGCATATCCTCCCCGAAAATGTCGAATGTGGCGAGTATGTTTACAACGATGACGCTCAGTTAATCGGACTAGGCTCTTTAAGTACTTGTACCATGGTAGTACTTGCTACATCAGGGGGCTATATATACGATGGTGTTTATAGTGGCTATCAAATAAAAGCCTTTGCTAACACAGAAACAGGTAGTAATAATCTCACTAATTTTTTAAATCAGTACTTATCTACTCCCGAAAATATATTAGCTCTTTACACATGCCCTACAGATATACTTCCTGTTGATGTTACAGACAAAGGAGTTAATATTACATTTACTGGAAATACTAATCCAATAAATGTTACTGGTGTACCAATTCGTACTAGTGATACATTAAACGGATACAGGCCAAGAAACAAGAAACTATACACGTATCCCTTCAATTTCAATGAAGTAAGGAATAATTGCGGCCAGACATTAATTCAACGCTATGAATTCTCACAAAACCTTACACCCTATTATAACATAGTTGGTAACATGACTATGCCAGTACAGGAAGTGCTAAGACTTGACCGCTACAAGTCCACAAAAACCAATGGCACAGGCAGAATGGATATGACAGAAACAATCACACTTGACAGCTTCCCTTTATGTTCGTGGAATGTAGACGCATTTAATGCGTGGGTTGCTCAAAATGCTGTACCAATTACAATTAACGCTATTCCGTCAGCCGTTCAAACTGCTACAGGTATGATTACTGGACAGTCAAGTAATTCAGCACTGGGTAGTGTGCAAAATATATTAACAAGTGCTTACACGGCTAGTATTTCTGCTAATGATGTAAAGGGCAATTATGCTACTAATAACGCACTTTTTGGTAAAGGTCAAGTGTGTTTTGAGGCTCAACGAAAATCAATTACTGCTGAGTATGCAAAATCAATAGACAAGTATTTTGACGTGTTTGGGTATGCCTGTCACACAACTAAAGTGCCTAATGTGTCAAGCAGACCGCATTGGAATTATACCAAAACAGTTGACTGTACTATAGTGGGTGGCGCACCAGCTGATGACATAGCTCAGATTGAAAGTTATTTTAACCGTGGGATTACCTTTTGGAAACATCCTGGCGAGGTTGGTAATTATTCGCTTGATAATTCAATTTAGAAAGGAGGTAGTTAAAAATGAGCAAAGCAAGAAAAGCAAGACGAGCTAAAGAGCGCACTTCTTTTAGTGACAGCGTTTTTTATCAGCTTTACACTTTTGATCAATACTTAGATTTATTTACAGAAATAGCAATTAGCTCGTTTGAATGGGTTGGGCTTCCTAGCACTGTAGATGCACGATTTATTGAAGTTGGTCTGTATGAGAATAAAGCTATGTTGTATTTTAACGATGAAGTCATGGGAAATCTGTGCTTGAGAAGTGTACTTGGCGGCCAGCTTGACGTTTACAACATACCTCTAGTTAGGAGAGCGTACGCTTCTAATGGCTATCAACGTGTATGTGGCAGAAGTGACAGTGTTATAATATGGGATAATATGACTCATTGGTGCTGTAAAGATAAAATGGAAATATACGCTAAGAGACTGGCTGAACTTGACGCAAGTATTGATATTAACTGCAAAGCTCAAAGAACACCGATTTTGATTAAAGGGAGTGAACAACAACAGTTAGCTCTACAGAACGCATATATGCAGTATGACGGTAACCAACCTGTTATTTTTGCTAGTAATGATTTCATGGAGGGAGACGGTGGCTCGTTTGGTGTGTTCACAACTGGTGCGCCATATGTCGCAGATAAGCTTTATGAATTAAAAGTTAATCTATGGAATGAAGCGCTAACTTACCTAGGCGTAACGAACATTAGTATTCAGAAAAAAGAACGAATGATTAAAGATGAGGTTCAGAGACTTCAAGGCGGTGTAATGGCTAACAGATATTCAAGAGAGTTTGCAAGGCAACAGGCTTGTGAGCAGATTAACATAATGTTCGGTACTCAGATAAGCTGTCATTTCCGTGATGTATTTAACCAGAATGATGACAGGAAGGAGGATGACAATGAGTAAATACACAACGCAAGTTAGATTTATTTGTGAAACAAGTGCTAAGCTTACTGTGTCGGGTGGGTTTAATGATATCGAAACTGTGCTTGATAAATCCTGGAATAAAATCTTTAGTGATTTTCCGATTTTTGATGAAAAATACCGGCCGGAACTATGTAAGAAGATTTTAAGACATTACTACACTCGAGAGATTTGCTGTGAAACTGTAGGTAGATGGAAGCTATTTCTATGTGATAAGATGAAAAATATTATGCCTTATTATAATCAGCTTTATCAGAGCGAATTGTTAAAAATTCAACCGTTAGTTAGTGTGAACAGAAGTGTTACGCATGAAGGCAGTGGAAGCGAAACCAAAACCACTAACAGAAATGGCACTAATAGTAGCTCTTCAAGAACGGATGGAAGTACCGATACATGGAGCTATTACAGCGATACACCACAGGGTGGTATTAGCGGACTTGATAGTATTGATTATTTAACAAACGCTACACACAATGTGGGTACGGATGTAACGAGTAGTACGCTAAACGGTAACACTACTGAACAAGAAACAGGAACAGGAAATAGAAGCGACAGCTATGTCGACAAAATTTTAGGTTATGAAGGTAATCAATCAGAAATGTTACTAAAGTTTAGAGAAACGTTTTTAAATATTGACATGATGATTATTAATGAACTTAAAGATTTATTCTTTACAATTTACTAGGAAGGAGTGCTTAATATGAACAACTGTGACACAGATTTTTTTAGGGTTTGGTGCTACAATGTTTTACCCCTTGTCTATGATGATAGCTTAAGCTATTACGAAATTCTATGCAAAATGGTAACTTATATTAATAATTTGATTGAAACTGACAAATTACAGAATGATGAAATAGACAAGCTAAAACAGGGTCTACAGACAGTCCAAAATTGGATTAATAATTTTGATACTAGCTACGCAGAGAGCATTATTGCTCAATATTTGGCTACAATGATTTTCGTGACCATTAGTGACGAAGGTTATATCATTTATACTATTCCTAAAACTTGGAATACTATTACTTTTAATACTACAGGGTTAGATATTGCGAATAATATCGGTGTTGGAAATTATGACTATGGTCATTTAGTGTTGAGCTATTAAGAATGTGAGGTAAATATTATGAATGGATTAATTAACAGGCAATACGTTGGTGCAAGATATGTGCCTAAAATTATGGGTGAATGGAATAAGGCTTTACAGTATGAAGCATTATCAGTAGTAACATATTTAGGTAATAGTTTCACAAGTAAAATCCCTGTACCAGCAAATATTGATATAAGTAATAACACTTATTGGGTTAATACTGGTAATTATAACGCACAAGTTGAAGCATACAGACAAGAAACAGCTCAACTTAAAAATGATTTAAACAATGAAATTATAAATAGAAAAAATGATACTAAAGATAACATTTTATGGATTGGCGACTCTTATAGTGAAAATTATAATCACAAATTACCAAATGGTGTTCGTTATATGTTAAATGCTAAAAATTGGTATGAATACAGTAAAGGTGGCGCAGGTTTTGCAGGAGCATGGGCGGGTGCATCCTTTAACGATTTAATTGAAAAAGCTAAAAATGATATGAGTGATAGTCAAAAAGAAATGATAAAGTATGTATATATTGTTGGTGGTGCTAATGATAGTAGCTTTCCATGGAGTGACCTTAAACCTAAAGTTATTAGTACTGTTAAGAACGCTAGAGATAGTTTTCCTAACGCACAGGTTTGTTTTATATTTGCTAGTTGTGCATTTACTACTTACCAGGATTTGTTTACTAAAACTACTAATATCGCTAACGATAACTATGTGCCTTGCATTTTTGCTATGCCTTATTATTATTTGAGTGGCGATTTTTACAACGCTGATAATTTGCATTATACAGAGAAAGCCACTAATTATATTATAAGCGTTATATCTAATTTACTATGTGGCTCAAGTTATATCCCAACTATCTCGGTTAATGTAGCAAAAAATGGTTTTGAGGGG